GTATCTGATATCTTATCTGAATTCTTTCTGAAATCAGAAGATGGTTATCGTCACGAACGATGCGACGAGGAGATAGAAAAATATCACAAAAAAGCCGATTCAGCACGCAAGGCTAACCAATTGCGGTGGTCATTTACAGAGGAAGATTCTGGAACGGATCTGAAATCAGATGCGGATCAGATCCTAACCAAGAACCATGAACCAAGAACCAGAACCAATAAAAAGAAGAAAGTAGAAGTTTCCCCTGAATTTCTTTCTTTCTGGGCTTCTTACCCAAAGAAGGTTGGCAAAGGAACCGCAGAGGCGGCATGGGCTAACGCTGAACTGCCGGAAATCAACATCATCCTGAAGGCTCTTCACAAGGCCAAGCAATCCAACGACTGGATCAAGGATCGCGGTGCATACATTCCACACCCATCCACATGGCTAAATCAACGCCGCTGGGAAGACTCCGGCATGGATTTCGCCGCTTTGACAGCAAAACGAGCTACAGGGCCATCCTCGACGCAAGAACAGGCCATCCAGATAGACGAGCAGGATGCCATTTCATGGCTGATCGCCAACTACGATGTAACAGACAAGACCATTAGTTTCAAAGAATGGCCTGCCAATGTTCAGGCAGAATACCTCAAACAACTGAAGAAATGAGCAAAGCAATCGACAACATCCTCAACGAGCTAGGGCTGGAAACTCCAGAACTACCTCCAATAAACCGAAGGGAAGCCGCAGAGATGGGATTGATCCAGATGCGAGAGAAGCCTAAAAAAGGCCCGTGCGGAAAATCTGTCTTTACATCCCAAGCCAAGTGCGATGATGCTATCAAGCACCGACTGCGAGCCGGATTCGGAGGAACCAGTTTCTTACGAGCATACTTCTGCGACGAATGCGCCGGATGGCATATGTCCAGTAGCCACAACAAACAAAATAAATAAATGACAACCGACACACCACGCACGGATGAGCAAATATGGACGGCATTTCACCATCACGAAATGTGTGATGTCGTGGATAAAGACTTTGCCAGACAACTTGAACTAGAGCTTGCCGTTTCATTAGATAACCAATGCAAGGCACAAGCCGAGATTAAAGAAATCCGCAATGCCCTTGGTGACGATGGCCGCAGAACCCACAAGGAAATCCTTGAAATGGCATTCAAGGCTTCAGGGTGGCGTGAATGGAAAAAGAAATATATCGACCTTCGAAACGCTCACATTGCCGAGGGACAAGACCCTGCTGGCACGATCTGGGAACACGCAGACAAGTTGCAAAAGGAGTTGAAAGAAACGAAGGCCGAGATCGCAAAGCTAAACCACCAGCTCCTAAAAACAGAATGCGACTTGCTCCAATCACAGGACATCAATTCGTTCCTAGATACCGAGTTTCGTATTGCCTGCAAGCGAGCAGAGAAAGCCGAGGCAGAATCGGAATCACGCCGTCAGTCACTAGCCTTTGCTCTAAATGAGATCAAGAAGGCAGAGGCCGAGGTCGAGAGGCTGAAGCTCCTCCTGACTGAGAAAAACTACTTGAACTCAAACAACTACAACCAGATCAAGGAAGCAATCAACCCCACCGACAAATGAACCAAGACACCAACAACGAGGTCGCAAGGCTCCGATGGGAGATCAAAATAAGCGAAGAGGACGGGATCACTCCCTACCTCTGGGATAACCGCAAGTATGACAACTATGACTTGGGATCGCTTTGCCGAACCCTAAACGAATATGAGGAGAAAACCAACGAGGTCGCAAGGCTCCGTGAGCTTCTAAAACGATCCGTCGAGATTGCTGAAACAGCGTGTAAGTACCTAGATACTGGCGGCTGGAATGAGGACGAGGAATATTCTGGAAAAGATGGATGGGTAACGGAAACGGAGATAAATGAGGTGTGCGCCACCCTCGCCGCACTCAAATCTGAAATCAAATGACAATAACCGACACACCACGCACAGATGCCTGCCCCCATTGCGGGGCTGAAGCATTTGAACTTCCAGTTGAAGGATACACCTGCGGAACAGAACCTTGGTATGATGAGGTTATCGGATCGTGCCTTGTGCGTAGCAATATCTGTTACTCCAACGAGAACACCCAACTGCTGAGCGAACTCTCCGCATCACTGGCCGAGGTCGAGAGGCTTACTAAACGACCATTTGGTTGCAAGTGTGAAACCTTCAGAGAGAAGGCTCTTGGAGAGGGTTGCGAAGAATGCAACAAGGCTTTTGTTATTGAGATGCTAACCGACGAGCGGGATGAGCTAGATGCCGAGGTCGAATCACTTCGTGAAAAACTCGACACAGCTATCGAAATTGCAAAAGACGCACTTTGGTATGCTCGCATCTACGAGAATGAAATTCATTTCAATAAAATGGATGTCCTGTACCAGAAACTAGTCGCATTAAAAAACAAATGACAACAGACACATCAGACCCGAATGAGGAAATGAAATATCCAATTCCTAAACTAGATCCCAACACCAAGATGATTTTTAGAAAAGGAAAAGGATGGCAAGTTCTAAATCAAGAAGAAGAAAACCAAAGAGACCTTGATAAGATTGAAGAACACTTGTACTGGCTTGAATTAAACAGTAAGCACATTGAAGAGAATGAGTTAGCAAAAATACGAGATGTACTTACCATTCAATGCTTGAGTTACCTTCTTACAGAAATAAAAAAGATAAAAAGAAAATTAAGCAATCCATAGAACCAGACCCTGATGAACCACCATTGCCTTAACGCATCAGTTCCACAACACCTCTACGGACACGTTGCATCAGATATCCTGCAGGGGCTGGATGGACGCAACGCACAGGACACAGCATTCACCCAAGACTAACCACACGACCAGATATGAGCCTAGACATCAACACGCCTCGTGGTCAGGAATCAGTGCAAGAAGAGCGGGATATGCTAGACATCCTCAAAACAACTTACCAATCATCCCAGTTCTTCCACACACCAATAACCCGTGCCGCACTCATCGACGGCTTCGTAGTAAAGAATAACGAGCTAGTAGCAATCTATGAATCAAAGTGCCGCCGCGAAACAGCCAGCGACTTCAAAGACAAATACAATAACGAATGGCTTATCTCTCACCACAAGATCAACTCCGGCGCATCACTATCAAAAGCATTAGCAGTTCCTCTCTGGGGATTCTTATACCTAGTTCCAGACCGCAAGGTAATCGCCATCAAGATAACCGACGACAAGGGAAACTACATCCACCCCATGCGTATCGAACGTAGGAAAACATCCAAGTGCTGTAACGGCGGAACCATGCTCGACACCTGCATTTTTATCAACATCAACAACGGATACTATCTAAACTAATGCAACCAACTGATGCAATAACGGAGATATTTAAGAACCATTAGCAATGTGAGTGTCAAGAAAATAACATTGCAAAAGAGTAAAATGGTCATTAACTACTGCGTGATGAACCCAATCCTACATAAGAGAAATCTAAATACACTTTAATGAAAGCACTTTCAAATCAACGTCACGAACGCTTTGCACGCCTGATGATCCAAGGTCTTGGGCAGGCGGAGGCATACCGCAAGTGTTACCCAGACCAAACGCCGGATTCGATTCGTGTACACGCCAGCGAGTTGTACAGGAAGCCGGAGGTGAAGGCTAGGATCGCGGAGATGCGCGAGTTGATAGACAGCCAGTTTGCAATGGAGGCTGGAAGGCGCAGGGACTTGGCTAGGAGAATGGCAGAGGGAGAGATCCCCACCAAGATTGTCAGGAAGGCTGACGGCAAGGTGGAGGCCATCTTTGACAGGCTGGCGGCTATGCAACTGGATGCGAAGCTGGCTGGCGATTTCGCGCCTGATCAGGTGCAGATTAGCCAAGGCCCGACACTCAAGCTGGAGTGGAAGATGGTTGGCAGAAATACCAACTTGTCGCCTGCTATGGAAGCGGAGTGGAAAGAGCTTGTTGCTGAGAATAACGAGCCGGAGGTGAGAGCATTGCCGGAGCCGCCGCAGGAGCAGGAAGACCTGTCGCACTATGCCGACATAGAGATACCCAAGGATCACGTTAACCTAGACAGCCTGAAAGAGATAATAGACCCAGATATTCAATGACTTCAGACATCTCAGCAATAGGTCATGCCACCTCTATTTTGTTTCTAATAGGGTTTTGCATCTTTTGCTGTATGATCTACAAGAAAACAAGAAAGATCTATCGACGAGGACAGAAAGCAACACGCCGCCGCAAGGCCGCAAACCTATAAACAAATGAAAGCAACACTATCGTTTAACCTGCCGGAAGAGAGCCTAGAACACCACGACGCATTGCATGGGCATGAGTGGAAGTCCATTGTGCATAGCCTGCACAGGGAATTGCGTAATGCTCGCAAGCATGGTCACAACTACAAAAGTGCTGATGAAGCATTAGAAGATTTCTTGAACGCCGTTACATATGAGGTTCTGGATCGCGGTCTAACACTTGACTAATAGTTGGACTAATAATTAGCTATTGACATAGCGGATTTCGGAGGCTATTGCTCCGCCATGTCATTCCAGTCGTCATTTCAAAGCAACCTGTCTACTGCCAACTTCCGGCAGTACGTTTTGGAATTGTTGAATAGGGTTATTTCAAACACGGCTTCGGCTTCTGCTCCCGAAGATCCTCGCATGAATTTTACTGGCAAGGGCAGGCTCAAGGTCAGCCCCTATCAGACCGTGTTCTTTAATACCTTCCAGTACGGGAAAGAAACTGATGTGTGGGATGAGTCAACTGCATCAGGGGGTGTCGCTACGCACAACCCGAACAACTCAGGCGTTGACATGAGCGTAACAAGCACGATCAACAGCGAGGTCGTACGGCAGACGCTCCACGTTATGAGGTACATCCCCAGTCGTACCAGCACCCTTTCCTTTTCCATTAAACTAAATGTGCCAGTGTCAGGAATCAGGCGCAGGTTTGGGATAAACAACGGGACTGACGGCGTGTATTTTGAAGACGGCGGAGATGGCAATTACTATTGCGGCATCATGAACACTGGCGGAACCTCACAGCGTGTTGGCAGGGAGAATTGGAATGGCGACAAGCTGGACGGCAATGGCCCTAGCGGAATTGTTGCTGACCCTACCAAGCAACAGATGGTCAGCTTTGAATACGATTGGTATGGTGCTGGACAAGTCAAGATTGGATGGCTGATCGCAGGAGAGACCATCATTGTCCATACATTTGATACCGCGAATGTGCTTCCTTCTGTTTGGTGCAAGACTCCGTTCCTGCCTATTCGCGTCGAGATCAAGAACCTTACAGGCGGTCAAGCTGGTGGGCCTTTCGTGATGTCTCAGGGATCTAATTCACTAATCAGCGAAGGACAGCCAGAGAAGCTAGGTGTAGCGCAAAACGTCCAGACGGCCATTACTGGCGTTAACACAGGATCTGTTAATACATTTACTCACCTGCTTTCCATTAGGCTAAAGTCCGCTGATCTTCAGGGAGTTGTGCTTCCTCAGTACTATCAGGTGGCTACGGTTGATAACACCAGCATCTTTTACAAACTGATCCGAAACGCTACCGTGACTGGAGGATCATGGAACGACATGGAGGACACCAATTCGTTTACCCAGTACAACGCCACGGCAACTGGATTTTCTGGTGGTATTAGCATTGATTCCGGCTTTGTGATGGCAGGCGCAGGTGGAACTATTGCCATCAACAAGGACACTCAATATCAGATTGGGCGCAGTGCTATGGGAACCGTAAGCGACACTTTAACAATCGTTGGAGCGTGTTCGACCAATAACAAATCGGCAGTTGCGGCAATGACTTGGATTGAGCAACGATAGCATTAGTTATTGACATAGCTAATGGCGATACCTAATAGTTCCCAATATGTCTAACGGATCTACGTCTGCCTATGCTGGAGCCTGCCGCAAGGATATTCCTTATCCTAGCGTCTCGTCGGAGTCGGTTCCTAGCCTGATTGATAACTTAGTAACAGCCCTTTATGGCACGATTACCAAGACGGTAGTCAACCGCAGGGTGCAGTGGAACATCCCGTGCGATCCTAATAACACGGCATCAGTTAACGGAGTGCCACGAAACGCAGGAGAGGGTCTGCTCTGCTACATCATGCGGGTGTTTAACGAGTTTATTAGCGGAGGCACGCAGGTCTTTTCGCCATTCTTGAACTGGACGTTCACAGGCAACGGAAGCACGACTACCTACCAGATTCCTGATGCTACTGCTACGCTTCCATCAGCATACTTGGTCTACATCGACGGCGTTGTGCAGGCTCCTAGCAATTACTATATCGCGTCTGGCAACCCATTTACAATTGTGTTCAGCACGGCGATTCCTAATGGGTCACAGGTTGTGATCGTCTGCATGGGATCGGCAAGCACGGGAGAGATTTCATCAGCATCTGTCGTTGCTACTGGAAGCACGACACCTAGGACGCTTGCAAACCGATTTGCAGACGTTGTGAACGTCAAAGACTTTGGGGCAGTTGGGGATGGGATTGCTGATGACACAGCGGCTATTCAATCCGCAATCGACTTTGCAAACACGCAAGGAGGCGGGACGGTATTTTTCCCATCCACTTCATCTTTCTACGCTTGTTCTCAAACTTTCACCGTTGGGAGTAATATTACTTTGTTAGGAGAGGGTTATGATTGCACTTCATTAAAATGGATTTCAACACCAAATGGCACTCCTGCCTACCCAAATCAACCCCCATCCCCCAACTTTGGAAGAAGGGCTGTAATTAACAAAAATTACACAACAGGAAACACAAACATAAAAATCAATGGCCTGCGTTTTGATTTTAGTCTTGTCGTGGGAGCAATTTCAGGGGCTAGGCAGTTAATCTATTTCTATAACTGCCAATATACACAAGTTACAAATTGTCATTTACTTTCTGATGGCGGAGCGGTTTGCAATGTGGCTACGCGATACTATTTAGTTGAGAACAATGTTTGCGAACAAGTTGGAACTTATGGTTCATCTGATGGAGTAATTGACCAATGGGACGGTTCAAAAAACGGAATTATCCAAAATAATTATTTAAACGGCAAAGGGCTGTCAAAATATTCTATTTTAGCAACAGCAACTGATACTATTGATAATCCTTCTCAATTTGGGCCTATAAAGAATTTAATCATAGTTAATAACATTGTAGAAAATTTTGGGCTTACTGGAATATGGGTAATGGGGCGTAGAGATGGCATATATGGAACAACTATTTCTAATAATAAGATTTTTGGAAGCGGAGCCGTTTCAAACTCAAATCAGTATCTTGGAATCCGCTTATCCGCATGTAACTATACTTATGTAATAGGCAATCAAATAGAAAATTGTTACGGAAGTGGAATAAGAATAGATAAAGAAACACAAACTCCTGCGTATCCGTTCTTAGATACCAAAAATTTAAACATTATTGGAAACGTAGTTAAAGATTGTGGAACTATTGGATCGGGACTTAATCCAGTGGAATTCGTCAACAGTCTATGTTATCAAGTCAATTTTAATTCTAACATAGTTATTAACGATGTAAGAGGGTTTCAGTATGCTTTGGCTTTTATTGGAACAAGTAATGGAGGTATCACAAACTATGCGTTTTCTGGAAACCAACTTGAAAAAGGAAGTATCGCCGTAACCAACAACTCGGCAATTTTTGATATTTCATTTCCTGCAAATGACGGAATAACAGGTGCTTCTATTAGGTCTTCGGTCAACTTATCTAGCGCAGCTACGAGAATTGGTTTTTTTGATAATGGCATCAATCTTGTAAATGCCTCAAATAACTCATTTACTTTATTTGCAACGCAAAGCGCAAATTCTGTTAATAGGATTCAAGTAACAGGAACTGACACTGGAACTTCACCGATAGTTCAAGCAACAGGAACAGACACTGATGTTGATTTAAGGCTTGCTGGAAAAGGAAGCGGGGCTGTCGCTCCCAACGTAGACAATGCAACGACCTTGGGTAAGTCGGGTGCAAGGTGGTCGGCTGTTTGGGCGGCGAATGGAATGATACAAACCTCCGACCAGAGAGAGAAAACTGAGATTGCCGACTCTTCGCTAGGGTTGGATTTCATCAACTCTTTGCGTCCTGTATCATACAAGTTCAAGGTTGGCGGGAATGTTGTTACTGAGACCGATGAAAATGGTCTCCCCACGAAGATTGAGCCTATTGCTGGTCAGCGTGTTCACTACGGACTTCTCGCCCAAGAGGTGAAGGCCGCACTTCCAGAAGGGACTGACTTTGGCGGCTGGGTTCTCACCGACAAGAACGATCCAAACTCTGAACAGGGTCTACGCTACGAGGAGTTCATTGCCCCTCTTATTAAATCAGTCAAAGAATTGTCCGACCAGAATGAGACCCTTGCTGGCATCATCAATAACCTAACTGAACGCATTGAAACACTAGAATCCAAATAACCCCTAACCCTCCACGACCATGCCAATCACAAAAGCCACATCTAACGTAATCGCGCCGATCACGGCAACTGGGTCAACGACTGCTAGGAGCCTTCCTGATAGGTTTGCAGACGTTGTGAACGTCAAAGACTTTGGGGCAAAGGGTGACGGCGTAACAGACGATACGGCGGCAATTCAAGCGGCCAATAATTCAGGTGCTTACGCAATCACCTTCCCAGCTGGAATCTATCTTGCGAATAACATAAACATGAATACCTCATGGCAGATGGCAGATGGGGCTTTTATAAAATACAATGGGTCTTCCTACTCTGATTATATTGTTCGATGCTCTGGAAATGATCTTTTTGGTAATCTGAACATTGATGCAAACGCCGCATCACCAGAGTTAATGCTCCATGTCACAGGAACTAGGAACACGTTTTCACGAATTGCAGTCAGAAATCTAAGTTCTGTAGCATCGGCAAACGTCAGTGGGGCTGTGAAGATTTCTGGGGTTGGCAACGAGATAGGTGAGATTGTCGGTAGGAATTTATTAAATACAGGACAATCTAATGCTTCATCTCCTCAATTACTTACTTTTGCGGGAGGTTCTGACGCAAACATTGTTGGGAGTGTTCGTGGACTAAACGTACGCAGTGGTGTTGTATGTGTAGGAACAGGTAGTAATTCCGTACAATCCATAGACCTAGATGGGGCTGGTGATAATGGGATCTATAATACATCTGGAAAGTTATCTGTTGGAACGATACGATATAAAGGAGAAGATGAACCAATCGTAGTTATTGGTGGCGATTTGAATATCGGAGACGCAATTATTGATTCTGGGTTTAATTCTGCCGTAGCAGTTGATAATTGCAACGATGTTTATATTGGAAATCTCATTATTAAAGATTCAAACATAAAAGGATTGTTTAAGAATCGTGATGTAAATACATGCAAGTCTCTTTCTATTGGAAGAATCATGGGGGAACTAACTAACGCTGACAGCTTATGCTATCTTGGGCGAGGAACTACAGGTTATCTCAACATTGGATCGATTGATCTGACGTACTACTATAAGACAGGGCAAACCCCTTCAGGCTGGGCGGATTTCACATCGTGCCTCGGATACAACATCGGCAGTGTTAACATTCGATTGATAGACACTACAAGTTCGCTTACATCTAGTGACGTTTTTCGGGCGACCTTCCCAACTTCTCCAACAAAACTTAGTAGCTTTGGGGAATTTAACGTAAGCCTCATGCAAAATGACGGCGTGACACTTAGTCCTGCGGCTTTCTTTGCTCAGAACATTACCAACCTAAATGTGAATTTGAGTAAAGGAAGCATGAGGGTGGATGCTGGCCCTTTCCTCCAAAGGTTGACTACAACAACTCCTAATGACGCTCTTTATGCTAATACCATCCCGACTGTTGGAACGTGGAAACGAGGGCAGTTACTCCTTTCTCAATTTCCCTCAATCGGTACTACGATTGGGTGGTTGTGTACGGCATCTGGAACGTCTGGCACATGGAGGCCATTTAGCTACATTTGGACTGGAACAGTTTCACCAGAGGGCAATCTATCGGCTCCAGTGGGAACTTGCTACATTAACTCTTCTGGCGGCACTTCCACGACTTTCTTCGTAAAGGAGAGCGGAACAGGCAACGTGGGATGGACTGCTAAATAATATGAAGACTATTTACCTAAATGACACGCTCATCAATATTGGCGACTGGGAATATCAGATCACCCAAGACGCTGAAGGAAACGACATCATTGGCAATCCGCTTCCAGAAGGAGCAACCGAAAAGGATGAGGAAGTAGTAACCAATCCAGATGGAAGCCGATCTGTTGTATATCGAGAACTTTAATAACCATGCCCATCACGTTGGCCTGTATCGGATCTTTAACTAGCTCAACAGCTTGTAGATTACAGCCAAAAGCAGGAACCAATTGATTAGACTAACGGCTAAGATAATTTTGATGTCACGTTTCATTTCTTTCTGACGTTTTTTGCAGGCATCTTTGATACAGCCATCCCATAAATTGTTTTCTCGCGAATGTTGTCCGGCAACTGCTGGACAAATATCTTTAGCCGCAAAGCATACTCTGAAGTCATGATCTTAATGAGATGGCTAAATTCCTCTCCAGCCGCCGCAAGTTTTATGGCTTCTGTGTAAGTGTGTGCTTGCAGTGAGTCTCTTTGGTTGTACATATTGGTTAACTAATACCAGACATATTGGCTAATACAAAGCATGAACGACACAGGATATACAATTACGCCTCCGCACAGCAGGAAGTATTATCACCAGCACGCGACGAACATCCGCAAGGAGGCAGACCGCGATGAGGAGATGGGCATTCTTTATGCCGCACAATATATTCTGATGAAGACGATAGCCAACCCCGTACAGGTTGAGGAGATTGATATAAAGACTGCCGAGGATGTTGTCCGGCGATATGTGCAACATCTATTGGATCACAATCACTTTGAGGCGGCGGCTACGATTCTTTGGGGTGCGGAAGTGTACGACTGGAGGCCAAAGAGTGGGAGGGACACATGGCGTTGCTTGTTTGAACATGATCAGGTGCTGGTGCAGGGAGCCGGAGCTATGGGCAAGTGCCTAGCAGAAGGAACGCCTGTATTGATGGCAGATGGAACAATCAAGTCTGTAGAGAATGTAATCATTGGCGATCTAGTCATGGGGCCGGACAGCAAGCCTCGTCATGTTCTTGAGACTCATTCTGGAGAGTCTGAAATGTATCGCGTTGATCAAGAGCGTGGAGAGTCGTACACGGTCAATGAGAATCACATTCTGACTCTTGTATGCACGCAAAACAAAAAGAACGGCGATGGAAAAACTACTTCTTCAACCTATACCAGAGGAAAAATGATTGATATTCCGATCAAGGAATACATTGAGAAATCAGATCAGTTCAAAGAGTTCTACAAGGGCGCATATACAGGCGTTGCATTTGACGAACAAGAGGTTCCTGTTGACCCATACGTTTTTGGTCTGTGGCTTGGCGATGGAGGATCAAAATGTGTTGCTCCTACATTTACATCAATGGACGAATCCAACGTGACCGCATGGAATTCTTATTGGGAATCGCGTGGTGGAAGGATCTATAAAAACGAGAAAAAGGACAACAAGGCTGCAACCTATGTGGTTCGTGGACTTGGAAAGACACATGATGTTTTTGGCTTTGCCATGAAAGGACGAGAAAAGATTGTTCCTGATATTTATAAAATCAACTCTGATGATGTCCGGCGCAATGTGTTGGCTGGTTTCCTAGATACAGATGGATACATTGCAGATGTTGGATACGGATTTATCCAAAAGAACAAAGATGTTGCTAATGGTATTGTGTTTATTGCTAGGAGTCTTGGGCTGACTGCAACAATCACAGAGTGCAAGAAAGAATGCGTTAACAATGGAGTATGGGGAACATATTACAGAGGACACATCAGCGGCGATTGCACCATCATCCCATGCAGACTAAAGCCGATTAGAGAAAGGAGACAGCGGGTCTGTATTGGAAGAAAGATCACAATCTCAAAAGCAGGCGTTCAAAAGTATTACGGATTCTCTTTGGATGGGGATCACAGATTCCTACTTGGAGATTTCACGATAACGCACAACAGCTTCAGTGCAGGCGCATGGTTTTACTTGGATTGGTGGAGAGATCCTGAATACACCTGTATCAAGGTTATTTCGCTTACCAAGGAACACGCCGAGAGAAACATCTTTGCGAATATTAAGACATTCCATCGAACAGCATTGGTTCGTCCTGTAACAGATCAGGAAGACAAGGCGACAAGCATTCAGGTGACTTCCGACAACAAGAACGGAATCCAGCTTGTTGCGATTCCCAAGGGAGAGAGTGGACATGGAACGCTTCGCGGGTATCACCCAACTCCAAGATTTGGGGCAGAGCATAAGCTATGGGGCAGGCTATCGCGCACCCATGTTGTGCTGGACGAAGCCGAAGAGATCCCGTCTGGAGTCTGGGAGGGTATCAACAACATCTTGTCTACTAGTGACACTGAGAAATACGCCGGACACATTAAGATTTTTGGTGCGTCCAACCCGAAGGACAGGACAAGTGCATTCGGTCAGCGTTGCGAGCCTGTGAATGGATGGGCATCTGTTGACTGCGAGGATGATCACGAATGGGAAAGCAAGGAGGGATACCATGTACTCCGTCTAGATGCCGCGAAGTGCGAGAACGTGATCGAACGCAGGATTGTTTACGGAGGATTGCAGACCTATCAGGGATTCATGTCGTACATGAGCAGGGGCAGGACGGCGGAGTCCATGACGATGGCTCGCGGGTGGTTCCCAGAGGAAGGAATGGCAATGGGCATCATAACTCCCGCCATGATGGACAACAGCATTGGTATCGTTCGTTTTATCGGGCCTGTAGTGCCGCTGGCGGCGTTTGATTTGGCGTTGGAGGGTAATGACCAAGTAATGTGTTCCTATGGCCGTTTTGGGCTTTGTGACGGGTGGACACCGCAAAGTGGTCAGTTCATTAGCTTTAAGAAGCCGCGAGTTGTTCTTCAGCTTGATAGCCAGATTCCGTTCCCCAAGAAACCTACGTTGGAACAGACGCAGGCTATTATCAAGTTTGCCAAGCAGATGAAGATTGGCCCCAACTGGCTGGTGGTTGACAGGACTGGAAATGGCGCAGGCATTCACGACAGCCTTTGTACTCTTTTTGGAGAACAAGTTATGGGAGTAAATTATTCATGGGCGGCGAGCGAGCATCACATCCTTGGGGACGACAGCCAGAAGGCAAACGAGTTGTACAACGGCGTTGTGACAGAATTGCTATTTGGGTTGTCGAAGTATCTGGAATTTGAATATCTGAAGATCAGCCCCAGCTTTAGAAACGAAGACCTGATCAGGCAGGCAACTTCTCGCAGGTACAAGCAGGCCGGACAGGGGCTAGTTCGTGTTGAGAGCAAGGGAGACTACTGCAAGCGGACAAGGAGCAAGTCGCCAGATGCTCTGGATTCCCTGTCCATGCTTGTGTACCTGATGCGCTTGCGTGGAGGGGCAGTTGCCACGATGACAGATCAAAAGCCTGAAAGAGAGCCGCGAAGCAGGCTTCAATCTATTGTTGACGCAATGGAGTTTGTTGACATGAGCGATTAGACAACCTTTAATAAGAAAAAGCCTTATTAAAGGATAATAGAATCGTCTTTAATATGTAAATTTGCTATAATGGATAAAAAAACAAAATTACCGCAAGGCCGCGAGTATCGTTGTCCGGCTTGCCAAACTGCCTGCAAGCCTCATAATTGCCCTACTTGTATGGATAAAGCATCTGAAGTGTATAAGAGGATGAAATAGTTTTTTATTGCCGTGTGGAGGAATGGTAGACTCATCTGCCTTTGAAGCAGACTTTTCTAGGTTCAAGTCCTAGCGCGGCAGAACTACTAATTGTAAACGTTTTAGTAGATAATTAGTACTTGCAAGTTATCTGGTAACACTGAAAACCTTGACTAATCTTAACAAGTGCATAGGATTTGTAACGCAGTCCAATGTTCCAAGGTAGGCGAGCGAGACTCCAAATCTTGCTGGCTTGGTTCGATTCCAAGGGGCTGTGCCAATTTTTGCTTGCCAGTTACCGAGGAATACTCGATAACTCAATTCAAAGGTTCCATCTGATTGACAAAAGCCCACGGGCTTTCTCGAAAGAGGAGGTTGGATGGTCGGGGTGGCCTAACCACTAGTGCCTCTGGCGCACGAATTCTGCTCGAAAAGAGTAGCCAGAAAAATTTCAAAGCAGAGAGGACAAACGGCAAGTCACCACGCTCATAACGTGCGAGATAGTTGGTTCAATTCCAACCTCTGCTTCCAATTTTCGTGGGGATCTTCGGTGAACCACTGCCACAAGGACACGCCGCAAGGACTCCAAGGGGCATTATAATCGGGGGAGGCAATGAGGGGGGGTCTTGATCGGGCGTGACCCAATGGGTAACTGGTCTTTAATCTAGCGACCTGATCTTTCCCCGATTTTATTTTGCCCACTTCCTTGCATTCATAAATGCCGTAATCACTTGTAGGTTTTCTGGAGAGTGCTTTCCTCCGTGAACCAATGGTATAATATGATCCACATGAAATTTAATTTTTGTGCAGAACGACAATCTCCTAGATTGCTCGTAAAGGACACAGATAATTTCTTTTGAGTCTTGATCTATATTTGTTGAGTGCTTGTAAATTCTTTCTCTCCTTCTTGCTAAATGCTCATTAGCGCGATGTCTATTTTTTAATCTCCATCGCTTGCTTTTATCACTTGCTTTATTGGGATTTCTTATTTGCCACTCCCTAGAAAGCATCCTATGTTTTTCTTTATTGTGCTTCCTCCACTTAATAGATTTTATTCGATCTTTTTCTTTTTTATCATTGAAATCATTAACAGAAACCCATCTTGGTTTTGTTTTATTGGCCCCACCATAACACCAGAACAATAAATTTTTATCTGGATGCCTGTCGCCTCTTTTAAGTGTAATTTGATTGTTCAATACAAATATTTTATATAACACATTTAAACAGTCAAGAAATTACTGATCCTCCCCCGACCTTTTTGTTGGCGTCAACAATAAGGTTGTAGCAAGTTTAGGGATCTTAGCAAGTTTAGGGATCTTATCATGGTTTATCCTGTGCGCATAAATTCCCCTCATGGGGGAATCTCAAGGCATGGATCTAAACCCCTCGAATTCGATGGGTTTAAAAATTGAGTTGCAGATCGCTGGCTATAACTGACATTGCACACTACACTTTCCGTGTGTATCGTTCAGTTTTTGTTTACAATTCCTAGACAGATATGGACAAGTGCAGATGGTTTGTAATGGAATTGTTAATTATTGGCATTCGACAAATGTGGTTTTGTCAGAAAAAACGCTCCCTTTCGGGTATAACCTGATTCATATGTACAAAAATTAGGGTGAAATCGACATATCTGGCGAAGCGTGTATAGAAAACCGCGTTTTATCGACACGTTTGGCGAGTTGTTGCGTTTTTCTTTAATA